CTACCGCTTTATATGGAGTGCACTTTTCATTACAAGTAAAGATGTCACACTTTGCAACATTATTCTCAGGCCATGTATGAATACTAATATGACTATCTGCAAGTAAAGCAAAACCAGTTACACCTTGTGGTGTGAACTGGTGAAAATCTATCTTAAGAATTTTAGAGTTTGATAATATTGCAGAATGAAATAAAGTATTACGAACGTGTCTTGCATCATCTAAAAGATCTGCATCACAACCTTCTAAGTCAAAAAGAATATGTTTCATAATAAAAAAAATGTTTGGGTATTAGAGGATGAATACTAACTAGAGTTTTATCTTTTGAATACCAACTAAAAATTAAGGATGGTTGAATATTACGAAGTGAATACTAACAAGAGTATTTCGTTATGAATACTAACGGAGACCATCCTCAACAATCATCTTACGGATTGCAATCCATGCTTCTTGAAGTTTTTTATCACATTCCTTTCTTGCTATTTTAAATTTTTCATATTCATCTAAAGGCATATTAAGACGAATATCAGATGCTTTCATACCAACTTTAGTTTCTGGAATAAACTTATCTGGATGTTTATAACCAGATGCTGCAATTCTCCAATGCCATTTATAGTTTGATGCAGCAACTCCTTGATTTTTATGATGAGGTTTACATCCAAAATAGTTGGCAAAAACAAATTTCCAATAAGGAAAAATATTATAGTCTAGTCTTACATTCAACTCACCATTTGGTTTTAAGAAAGATGCGATAAAAGTATAGATTCTAGTTTTGTTATCTACAATATAATTTCCTTTCTTGTTTATTGCCAATCCAATGAAGTTTAAAAGTTCTTCATCATAATCTAGATATGAAAGAATAGATGGTTGATATCCAAATATCGTATTAGAAGGAACATGATATTTTTTAATCCATTCTGTGATTGCATCATTAAACTCATAGTCTCCAAAACCATACTCAAATCCTCTTGCTTCATTTATGGTTTCATTTGCACTACTAATGTATTCATGAATGTGTTTATTATCGTCTTGATAATTTACCATTCTTGTCGGTTTAAAATGTTTAAGAGTTTTGAATACGTTTTCATCTATCTTAACAAATTTTGCTATTGATATTGCATCAATGGCATCACCTTTTTTTTCATGACCAGTAATCAATCTTGCTTTTGGTGTAGAGTGATGAGGAAATAAACGAGTAGAGATATTTCTAGAACGTGCATTTTCATCAAATAAAACTAGTTGATCGTAAGAAAATGGTTGAGCAGTTGTTTGTTTATGAGATTCTCTCATATGTGCATCTTCTCCAACTATAATATCACCATCTTCTAAACCATGTATGTTTAGATTTAAAAAATCTTCCAGAGAATATTCATGAGGGTTATAAACCCTATCATCTTTTTTTTCTCCTTTTTGTCTGATTCTTATTTCTTTGCTACTGTCATAAACGAACATAGTTTTTTTGCCTACGTCGTATGAAAAAATATTAGTCATAATTTTTGAGTATTAATGAGCGAAAACTAACAAGAGTTTTAATTACTGAATACTAACAACTATATTATAATGTTGCTACTATTGTTTGTCAACTTTTTGTTCTTTCATGTATTCCTCTCTACCATCTTTGGTAAAGACTTTTTTCTCATAATCAAAGTAAGGATGTGGTGCAGCACTTACAACAGGATCTTTTGTTCTGTTCTTAATCACAATAAATCTGTCAGCAGCAAATGTTCCTGCGAGTTGAACTTCTATTTCATCAGTATCCTTCCAGTTAATACTACCATCCTTTTTGGTGTGTAGCATTGCCTCTTGAATTTTGTCAATCAGTTCTTGTGTGAGTTTCATTCTTCAATTTCAAAATACCATTTTATATGTTTGATGTAATCAAATGTGCTACCTATATCCTTATCGCAATTAGTATCATACTTTCGATCACATAAAAAATTTCTTAACTTTTCTACTGATTCAAAAGTTCCTTGATGTCTTTCTTGATCGTCATATAGATGATACTTCATTTTCTTTTCCTACCCTTTTTCTTCCCCTTTTTAAATACTCCCAATTGATTTAAAACATACAAAGAGAGTATTACCCAGAAAACGATTTCCAATCCTAAGTTGTTCATTACTCGAATGTTGAATCAGGTTCTAATGCTATGTAGTATTTTAGATTATAATTTTGACAAGTAAAACGTGATAGAAGTTTCTTAGATACAACAACATCATATGTGCCTGGTAGTATCTTAATATTTTCTACCTTGAAGTTAAACTCAAATGATTCATCAGTTTCACCAACAGTGATAGCAAAATCATTTGATGTATCATTTTTCTTATCTCTGACTAAGATTTTTACAACACCATTCTTACCAACAACTGCTAAGTCTGGAAGTTGATAGATACCTGCTGCCTTAAGTAGCTTGTCTAGTTGATCTGTGCTTAAAGTAAAACTAACATCTTCACTTTGAAGTGCAATTTCTTTCTCTGGAGGAGTGACGATAACTTTAGGATCAGCAAAGAAATACTTTGATCTCATTCTACCTTCCTTGATATATACATATCCTTCGTTTTGGAAATCAAGTTCTGGTCTTTGATGTAGTGCAAGACCATTAAGGAACTGGCCTAGATCATAGATACCAAAATCTGCAGGTAGATCTTCATCAATCGTTGCTTCAGCAAGAATATTTTTCATTACTGATATAGTTCTTAATGAACTACCTTGTTTGAAAAGAATTGATTGATTGATGTTAGAAAAATTCTTTAATAATGTAAGAGTCTTTTCAGACAGTTTCATAGTTTTGTCTCTGAGTTTCATTTCACTTGGATTGATAATGGGATATGTTTTATCCATATCCCCATACAATACTTCGGCAGCTAGTGCCCATGCATTAATCATACATCTTGTCTTCTAATTTGTCAATATCGACATCAGCATCAACCTTATCATACAACTCAAGGAATGCTTGCTTTGTCTCATCATCAAATCTGTTTACACAAACTTGAATTGCTTTCATCTTATCATTAAAGATAGAATAAGCACGAACTATGTGAACTAGTCTACGAGTGCTGATTATTTCTTCGATACCGCCATCATAGAATGTTTTACGAATAATGTCACCCCAATCAACAAGTCTCTTACAAAACTCAGTATCTTTTACACCAAGATTAAGAGCAATCTTGTCTAGTATCTTGTTCTCTACTGAGGGTTTTGGATAGGATTGCTCAAAGGTAACTGGGAATCTTTCGAGGAAGGCTTCATTGAGCACGTTAGTTCCAATAAATCTTCCGTCGTCTGAACCCTTACCTTTAGTATTTGCGGTGGCAATGACGTTGAATCCTGCGGCTGGTCTGACAGTTCTTCCAATCTTTTTAAGAAAGACACCAGTTCCTTCAAGGATGCTCTGAAGGCAGAGGATCTTGTTGGATGCAAGGTCGATTTCGTCAAGGAGCAAGACTGCACCTCGCTCAAGTGCTTCGATGACTGGGCCATTGTGCCATACGGTTTCACCATTAACAAGACGGAAACCGCCAATAAGATCATCCTCATCAGTTTCAATAGTAATGTTTACACGAATAAGTTCTCTCTTAAGTTGAGCACATGCTTGCTCTACACCAAAGGTCTTACCGTTGCCTGATAAACCAGTAATGAAAGTAGGATAAAATAAATTAGAACTAATAATCTTTTTAAGGTCGTTGAACGAACCAAACTTGACGAAAGTATCATCTGTAGTAGGGATAAGGTTTCTTGGTGTTGCAGGTTCCACTGATGGAGCACTAAATGATTTCTCAATGTTCTTAACATCTTTCTTGGTAACTGTAAGATTCCACTTACCTTTACCAACTTTGTATTGTGAGATCTTTCTTGTAACAGTAGCATAAGCAATGTCGTTCATAGCACAGAATGCACGAACCTCTGGTGTTGTAAACTCAGTGCCGAACTGTTTCTTCAATCCGTCAAATGCTTCTTGTTCAGTCATCTTTAATTCAAATGGAGCAGTCATAATGTATTTGTTTCTATATGGCTATTGTAATCCATATAGAGTTACAAAAAACATATTATGTGCCACTTTTTATACTGGTTTCAAAATCTTTAAATGAGGATTGCAATTGACCTTCATTCTCTTTTGGATCTAATTTATCATATCCTTTTATCTTTTTCCATTCGTTATAGAGTGCACCTAATACCCATGCCTGAGATAACTGTTTAGGGCCATTCTCTAACAGTTCAAGATGACGTTTGTTACTTGTATACTGTTTGTAATCTTCTCTCCAGTTGGAGTCATCGTAAGGTTTCTTATCCATATGCAAAAGTCTTTCCTTTAATTTGTGATTGGCCTTCTGGGTTTTTACCTTGTGGTTTGAACCTACCCACATTTATTCCTTTTGATTTACCTAACCCACCTTTTCTTGTTGCTGATAGTGTAGCAGTTTTTTTAGTTTGTGTCAATACAGAATCCTGACCATACTTCTTTCCTAGTTTCTTAACTGCTTTCTTAAACTTTCTCTTACCCATCTTACCACGGTCTATTACATGACTTTTTTCTTTTACTCTTTTCTCTTTACCATCATCACCCTTCTCCAGATATGAACCAGTTACTTTGGTAGCACCTCTACCAAATCTACCACGAATATCCTTATCTAATTGTTTTCCTCTTGCTTTATTTTCTTTTGCAGATTTATCACCTCTAGATGCAGACATCACAGCAATACCTTTTTTGGCCTTACTTTGTATTCTAGAGAGACTACTCTCTTGCATAAACTCTTTGAATGTCTTCATTGTTTTTGTAATTTTTCTACTACTGTTGATGCTTGCATTGGTGCTACATCATTTAATCCATTGGCATCAAACCAAGGTGCATTTTCCCAATCAAATCCTTCACCGAATGTATTGTCAGGTGACATGACATACCAATGACATTTAGCGTCAGGCACATCAACTGCACACACTGCCCAATCATCTGCCCACTGAGGCACTTGAACATACATCACTGGTAAGTGATTTGCAAATAACGAAAGTATGAAAGAGAAAATAATCATTTTTTATTATTTATTTTCTTCATTACTTTGTTATACATATCGAACTCAACTCCTTTATGTTTCAAGACAATCAGTTTTGATACTGTCATCTCTTCATCATAAAAAAGAATTGGTTCATCTTGTAATTCTATGTCTCCACTCATGTTTACCTCCTATGCTACTAATTCAATAAATTCACTCAATACTCTCTTATTTAGTTTTTTTACCTTGAGTGACTTGGCAAATGCCCTTTTGATGTCTGCTTTTGTTGCATCTTCTTTAACAGTAAACTCATCATCACCTGATAGAGTGTTAGATGATAATCCGAAGTATGCGTCATAACCAGATGTTTTGATTGTAAAACTCTTAGACTTCTTCCAATCATTTTGAATCTTGTGCATCTCCTTAGATTCTGGTTCAACATACATTCTAGCAAAGTGCATTCCGTCTCTGTTAGGAATAAGTCTGATACCCACAAGATTTACAGATGGGAACTTATCTTTTAGATTCTCTAGTAAAGAGTTTGTAAAATGATGATAACCATACTTGAATAGGTATGTCTTACCAAGTTTACGATCACGCAAGAATACACTACCATAGTCAGGGCTACGAGTGCCCATGTATGGTTCATCTTCCCATCTACGTTCTACAGTTTTATTATAAGGTATTGAACCTGATTCACCATCAGTTAGTATCACACACTGAACCTTCTGAACTTTATTGTTTTTCTGAAACTGTGGAATAATTTGATGTAGTGCAACGATTGCCTCATTCAATGGAGTGCCTGATAAAGCCAATCTACGAGGAACATTATAGAATGTGTAACTATGATTGTTGAACTTGCATCCGAGTCTCCAGATGTTGATCATTTGTTTCTCTAGAGTCTTAGCATTTACTTTACTTGTTAACATATTAAGTAGAGCAAATCTATTTTCAACATAGAGTTCATTCTCTAATCTTTCACAATGTTCTTTTGGTTCAGAATATTTAAAAATATATCTTTGCTCTTCAGCACTCCATTGACGATCTCCTCTGTCATTCCATTCATTAGTAAAGGCATAAACCTCAAATGGAATCTGAACTTTTCTGCAGAACCAGATTAGATTGTATAACTGTCTTAGAGTATCTTGCATGATATAGTTCATAGAACCAGACCAATCAAGTATGAATATAAGGCCATGATTCTTACCATCAGGAACAATGGTTACTTTCTTGAATAGATCCTCATTAAACTTGTATGTGTGAAGTTTTGCTGTATCAAGAACACCAGTGCGAGCAGTAGATGAACGAGAGTATGCATCAGCAGATTTCTTACACTCAAACTCTTTAACTAAGTAAGATACTTCTTTCTTTGCACTATTCTTGAATGCATAGAAGTCATTATCAACTTCCTCAAAGATTGCTTTAAGTCCTACTTCCTCAAACTCTTGAGTTTTTCTGTTGTAAAAAGTTGTTGTTTTCCTTTGTGATAGAATCTCATCATTATATCTCTTCTCATCTGCTGCAAAAGATTCATCTATGTAATCATGAACCTCTTGATTATCAGCGATGATCGTATCAAGATTAACTTGAGGAATGCCAACATACACATGATTCTGACCACCTGTATTGATCAGTTCTCTGATATTCTCTTCTAACTTTTCAGCAGTTCTAACTTCTACTTCTTTGTCTATTGAACCAGTAGCTCCCTTCAATCCACCGACTTGTGTTGATCCCTGATCCCAAGGTTGGTTTGGATCAATAGTTAACTGATCAGGTGTTTCTTCTACTGGATCTTCTTCACCATCTTCATCACCCTTACCTTTACCTTGACCCTGACCCTCTCCTTCACCATTACCTTGACCATTACCACTCTGCATCTCTAACTCTACCAACTCTTCATCATCATCAGGTTTTGCATCTGCACCTTTTCTATCCATCTCTTCTTCACAATAATCATTAAGAAGTTTAGCAGCATGAAGTGTGTCATCAAATGTCTCGGCAGCATCAACTAAATCACGAATCGCTATCTCTTCTTCTGTAAAACTAATGTTAATGAATCTACCAATCTTGAAGAATAAGTTGATACGATCTGCAAGATTCATCTCATCAATATCAAGATCTTTCACACTAAAGAAATCCTGAGAGTGTAACTCATTGTATCCATTGAAGAATGTCTTTGCAATGCCAAGATACTTACGCTTCATCAACTTCTCAACACGAGCATCTTCAACTACATTCACAACACCATGTGGAAGTGGATGCTCTAGTGACCAATCAAAATTAGGAGTGAAGAGTGCATGTGATACCTCATGACCAACAAGCATATCATATACTGAGTTAGTTGCTTTCTCCCATAGTGGTAATGTTAGAACACGAGTTTCGACATTGAATGATGCAGTCTCAACTTGCTTGTGTTCTACGATTAGATCTTCAGTTGCAAGTAGTTTGGCAAGTTGTGATTTGATTTCTTGTAGTGACATCTTTGTTTCTCTGTATATGGCCATAATACAACAAATCCACCCCCTAAAGAATGGATAGTGTGCAACTTTTTAAACTGGTTTATTCAAGAATATTTATTGTTGGAACCCATCCTATACTCATCATCATGGATATATCTGCTACGTTGTCATCAACTTCACCAGGTGTAAACTCCTTCACAGGTAAATCACCTTGACCAAACTTTTCTGCTAAACTCTTAACTGGAACTGATTGACCATACCCAATAGGCACAGGGCCTTTAAGTGTGCTAGGAGCAAGAAAACGTATAGCAGTGCAAACATCATGAACATGAATCCAATCTCTTTTATGATTCGTCACATAAGTTGCCTTTTTATCTCTAAGTAACCCATACATCATATTATCTCTAGTATCAGGGCCATAGACCGTTGTGAACCTCATTCCGACTGAATTAGGAGGAGCCATCTGCTCATTGATCCACTTACTCATAGCATATGGGTTCTCCCAATAATTACCATCAACAGCACTTGATGATGCATATAGTAATCGAGTATCTGTTTCTCTACACCAATCAAACAATGGTTTTGCTTTGACCACGTTATTGATATAGTATGCATCTGGAGATGCTATACTCTCACGAATGTCTGCCCATGCAGCAAGATGAATGACTAGATCAAAGTCACCACCCTTAAAACTTGATACACAATCAGGATGATCTATACCACGAACATTTGCATATCCTAGTTCCCTTCTCCAATCAGCAAAAACGTGCCGACCAATAAATCCTTTGTGCCCTGTTACTAATACTTTCATGTCACTGGCCAATCAATAACTTTTCTAATTTGTTCATTGTACTTCCACACTTCTTTTAGCATGTCAGCATTTACATCGTGAGATTCCATCTGAACAATCAATGAGTTCAGATCTTTAGGGAAACACGTTCCACCAAATCCCCGATCATTATCTATACCTGGTACTTTAGTGTGTGATTTTCCGATGCGACTATCTGCAGTTACACCTTCACATACTGTATCATAATCCATTCCAACTGCTTGGCATAAGTCATATATCTTATTGAAGTATGCTACTTTATAGGCAAGGAATGT